ACAGGACATGAGCAGACAATCATCTTCCCACTCTTAAAATACTTTATGTTAAAGTACTCAAAGATCTTACTCAGATCCATCGAATCTGTTATCTTCTTCTTCGTCGTCTTCGTCATTTGTCTCCCATTGTCCTGCTTTGAGCATGTTGTTCCTAGTTCCAAGTTCTGTTAGTGTCGCGTGCTCTCCAACGAACTGCATATTGACATAGTCATTTTCCAGTCCGGGACCGTGACGAAACATTACTCCTACAAGCTTCTTGTTTCCAAACCTAACTCCACCATCCTCATTAATTTCCTCTTGAGTTTTGGCCTTATAGATCACTAGGCTAGTTGCTGTATCCATGATTCTATCTGAACTAGCCACGATTCTACTGTCTTCCATCGTTATTCCTTCTCTGTTCGCTTGAACAAAGGTCATAACCGGGAAATCGTACTCTGAGCAGAAATCCTTAAGAGCAGACATTTGGAAGCCTAGTACTTGATTCTCCTTAAGATCTCCACCTACTTCGTCAACATTAGTGATCTTGAAGTAGTCATAGATAACAACGCAGTCATTTAGTCTGCCTTCTGCATCGTATCCTACTTCCTGTAGCAACCATCTTCTGATAATGGCCAGAACCTCACCGAACTTCTTACCTACAACTTTAGCATAGGTGTAAGGTACGTCTTTGATTTCCTGACCTGCTGCTCTGAGTTTCTCGACCTTGACAGCATCCTTAGTGAATTCAGCGTGTGCTATCACATTGATGTCTATCTTAGTGATATGAGCTAGAAGTCTCTCTTGATGTTCTTTCTTCTGCATCTCGGTGTCTAGAAGTAGAACTGGTATTCCATTACTTGCTATAAAGAAGGCTACGTTATCAGCCAAGATACTCTTACCTTCTTTCTTTCTAGCTACGAATACGTCGACCATCTGTCTCGCCAAGCCTCCACCAATCATTTGGTCATAAGCTGACATTCCTGTGCTTATACCTCTGGTTGTGTCTGGATTCTCTATCAGGTTCTCAATCATCTCCATGATATCGTCACCAACTAGAGTGGGTTTATCCTCATTACCTTTCTGGTATTGCAGTGATAGTGTTTGAACAGGTTCTTCTGCTATGTTCTGAATCTCACTTAGAGACTCTCTTCCTGTCACTTCGCTTAGCTTCGTGAAAGACTCTCTGGCACTATCCTGTAATTCTCTGGCAAACTGTAGTCTGCGAATGATTTTCGAATGGTGTCTTACGTTCTCAAGTTTAACTTTGGTATTTCTAATAGCTGTAATATAGTCGACGTACTCCTTATCTTCCATGATCTTGACATAGCCAAGGTCGCTCGCTGAAGAGTAAAAAGAAGGAATGTCTACATCACTCCCATTAGCCATACACAACTGTAAACACTGATATATCTGCTTGTTTTGTTCGCTTACGAACGTTTCTGTTTTGATAATAGTATCACAGTCAACGAACGCTTCTATTCCATGTTGAAATATACCACCTAGGACAAGCCTCTCAGATGGTATATTCTTTAACTTAATATCTATTGATTCTGACATGTACCCATTTTGCTTTCAGGACAACTATAAACTTTTCTATTACTGCCTTCCACAGTAGAGAGGTGAACGCTAGGATGTAGTTCTACAGTCTTCTTGCAGTCTTCACAAAACGCCTTTTTCTTTTTAAACCCTCTTCTGGACTTTGAAGCCCTTGGTTTAACTACTGAGTCATCTATATCGTCGTAGCCCTTTTCTTCTTCTCCTGCTCTTAGATAATCATTGGGATCGAATAGGTTCTTCTTTGGTGATAGATCCAACTCTTTAGCAGATCTGCGTCTAGCTATTGGAGCAGCAGGTTCTTCGTAGTCGTCTTCGTCATCTTCAAACGCATCAACTGCTGAGAATGGACCGTCTTCTACAGGTGGTTCTGGAAACTTTGAGTCATTATCTAACTGTAGTTTTTTTAAACTATTAAGCTCTCTAGTGATACCTTTCATAGCCTCACCACCACTCTTCATAGACTTCTGAATACCGTCTACTGATTTCTGTAGCTTGGTTAGCATTTCTAACACAAGCTTTCTCTCTTCTGCTGCCGTCATTTCTTTTGTCCTAGTCTATATGCTATGTTCTGTAAAGTACTTATATTCTCGGGAATTCCCTTTAGTCTGGATTCAGCTACAAGTCTCATTTCCATCAACTTCGTTATGAATGGGTTTGTAGATGCTATGGAGTGTGGTTTCATCTCTTTGGGAATGAAGTTGTAAACTTCCGATTTCCATTCCTCTGCAAGTTCTGCGTTGATGTAGTATGTACACCACTCGATAGTGTTCTCTAGCTTGGTTCTTACCGTTTGCATATACAGACAGTACTGACCGATCATTATGGGTATTTGATCGATGTTATCCATCTGATACATCTGGTATGGTTGAAGCTTAAGCAGCTTAGAGACTGTCTTAACCACTTCTTCATTCTGTTCTATATTTAAACCTAGTTCATTGTCTTCAATAAAGTGCTCGGCTTGTGTTAAGAATTCTTTTAGATTTGCTTCAGCATCTTTCTCTGTCTTGTCTGTCATTAATTTCTCCACATATATAGAGAGCAGTTGTTTATTGGGGGAGATATGTTTCTAATAGCATCGTCTTTCCCGCCATCATAAGTAGAGTAGAAAGATATATCATTATCTTTTATGAACTGAACTATGATGTCACCTTCCCACACGTCTAAGATACTTCTCTCGTCTTCTTTGTATTCGTCATACATCTTTCTGCCATATATTTCGATCAGTCTATCTCTAGAGATAACTTCACCAGTTGTTATTCTGGCTTGTATAATATCAAGAGACTCAAGATTATTGTCTTTACACGGCATGTCGTGTATGTGTATTAATTGATTGGTACATTTATCTAGTATGTGTTCAACGTACCACTTGGCAAGTATAGCATCATGGTTTCCGTCTATGAATATGAAATCGTATTTATCAATATCCAAAGGATAGTCTACCACGTTACTAAAAACGGTTACATTAGGAGATATAGCCTGTAGTTGTTCGTGGTATCGTGGGTCCATTTCAAACGTATCTATTTTGATATCCGGACGAGCCTGCACCATGATGGACGTAGATCTGCCAGTCCTACCTCCTATTTCTAACACATAACCAATACCACCCTGTGCTATGATATTAAACAGTATACGAGAATCCTTAACTGAGAAGATCCCAGGATTCAGTTTCTCAAAATCTATTTCCATTAATCCTATCTTCCCACTCGTCTATCTTGTTAAAAGGTAATTCTACGTATTCTATGCCGTTGATATCACACCATTCTTCTTTATCCCTGTCCCTCTTCTGTGCTCTAAGAAAGTCGGCTTTTGAGGTATAAAAGAAAGAGATGTACTTATAGTGCTGTTCACCGTGAACTTCTATCAACTTGTTTATGCGTGTAATGAAGATATCTCCATACACCTTCTTGATCCCAGTTAAGGGAATCGTTATTTCTTCAATCAGTGCTTCTGACGGATAGATCTTTCGTACTAGATCGTAAGCCTTTAAATGCAGAGAGGAAGATTTTTTGGATCTCCCTCTCTTCATTTGCCATCTCATCTCTTTGTTATCGAGAGTCGTGATTAACACAACTGTTTCCTAATTGATTTTAGTTTATTGAGAATTTCTATATTGTCTGAATCAAATTCTGAAATATGCTGTATTTGATTATCTATTTCTTTTATTTCCCAATCTTTATGTACAATACTATCAGACCATACGTAAAATCCTAATTTTTTGTTCCTGTGTTGAACGTCATCATAAAACAGATTAACAGATAGTACGTTGTTAACATTATTTTGTTTTAGTTTTGATATTAAGTCATATGCAAATTTTCTTATCATATGTTTAAAAGACTTGATATTTAAACTACCTAGTTCTATACCACAACATATGGCGTGTTGTGTTGTTGGTACGTAATTATTATCATAAATCATACCTTCCTTATTAAGAACAGACTGTTGTACTACAATTTTAGCAGCTTCTCTGTTATCCCACGTTCCATCAAAGTTATGTCTGAACACTTGTACAAAATATCTTTGTGTCCATTTTTCTATTTCTTTTGATGCTTCAAATGCTTCTAATTTACATCTGCATTTCTTATACTTCTCTATTGCTAGAGTTATATCAGATTCTTCAATTATATTAGTAACGGATACAGACGCCGCAACCGGCAGAGCAGCAATTACTGGTGCTGCTCCAACGGTATACAGAAATTCTCTTCTTAACATTACTCAGTTATCCTTATAAGAGTAGGATACTCAGAGGCGTCTCTAAAACTAGATGATGGAGCAGAATCTGCAGCAGCGGCTCTAGCTTTTGCTTCATCAAGGTCTGCACCCCAGTTTTCGATTGGCTTCTTAAGAAAGTCTTTCAAAGAAGGCACTTCTGCTTGTTCGTTGAATAGAAATTCAGCACCTACTTCTGCAGACCATTCATGAAGTCTGCGAACAGGAACGATAAAGTTAAAAGTAGAACTTCCACCTCTAACAAGCATGCCAATGTATCTACCATCAGATTCTCTGACAATCATACATCCACTAGATCCGGGTTCGGCAGGAGCAGAAGTCTGATCGTAAACAAATCCGCTTCCAGACCCTACGTTAAGCAGTCTACCAGTTTGACTGATATTGCCAGAGGTAAAACTATTACTACCAATCTGACCGTTACTACTTCCAATATGAATAACCTTCATACCTTTTGGTGGAATATAAGTAGTATCTTGCTCAAACGTGACGCTGTTCTTAAACGTATCAGGCGTATAAAGCATGATCAAGGCAATATCGTGACCATCATCGGCATCACTATATCTTACTACCTTGCCAGACAACTTAATTTCCCCAACATTACGACCCTTGAAGTGAATCTCCTGCAATAGTCCGGGATCACTAAACTCAACAATCTTAATCTCTCTACCGTTCTTGATCTTGGTACTGATACTCCTATTTCTAGCAATAACATGTGCCGCAGTCAAACAAAAGGTAACTTTTTCTTTAGTTCCTTTAGCGTCTACTACCATCTCTTTAATGATAATAGATCCGGAACCTTCACTACCGCTTGCTTTAATAGTTACCGCAGCAGCGTCTAAATTATCAACATTTAGCTCATCCGCATTAACACTACCAAAACACAACAATACAACCAAACAATACTTTAACATAGTAGAATTTCCCTAACTTCTTTCTTAATGTCCTCAACAATTGATGGATTCTCACTTAAGAATGCCATAAGCTTATCTTGTCCCTGTACTTGTCTCTTGTTCTCTTTCCCTGACTCTGGTAGAAAATCTGCTTTATACCACGATCCTCCTTTTGTTATGACTCCTAGTTCCATTGCACTTGATATGATCTCGTATACATCATCGATACCATAACCATATCTTAAAGCACTTTCATATTTCGCTCCTGTCATTCCTCTGCCCGAAGACTTGATAATCTCCCAGTTGCAGATTTGACCAATCCTCTTTTCATCTTTATCCATCCAAGGTGTTACATACTTAATCTCTAGTACGTTGTCACACTGGAACTGGATACCATTTCCGCCATCCATCATCTTAGTTCTACGACTCATAGACATATCGGCCATTTGATGCATAATGCATATAACTATATGACCTCTGGCTTGAACTGGTAGAGCATTTCTTCTGATGAAGTTCTTTAGAATCTTAGGAAGCAGAGATCTGTTTTGTCCAGAAATCTCGTTCTCAAGTTCGCTCTTGGATATTAGAGTAGAAACTGAATCTATCACAATAACCATATTGTGGTTGTTTCTAATAACATCCTCTACTACTGTGAAGGTATCTTCGGCATTGATAGCCATTTCGGTAGGTTTGAAATGCTTAAACATCTCTTCACCACAATCTAATCCATTAACACCCTCAAAGTTTCGTCTGTCTAGTCTAGCTTCAACATCCACGTAGAAAGCTATTCGTTGACCATGTTCCGGCTTCTGTGCGTTAGCTATTAACTGCAAAGCCGTTGTTGTCTTACCTGTGCCTGGCATTCCGCTCAAACCTAGGAAAGATCCTTCTCGTATTCCACCACCAATACACGCATCATGTGCTGGGCTTAGTGGAACATAGGTCTTATTCTTATTCTCTTCGATGGTTTCAAGTCCTGACCGAATGATCTTACCATATTTCTTGGTCATCTCCTTCATCAGCTTCTCTGTCATCTCGAACTCAACTTTGACCTTAACTGTCTCTTCTTTTTTACTCATAATTCTCCAAACAAATTAACATTTTTACTCTTTTGAGGTTTGCGAGTCTCGGTAGGCTTTCGAACCTCCGTCTCTTTCCTCGAACTTCTTTCCTTATCTAAAATCTTTTGTTCTTTGAGAATACTTGATTCAAACCATTTGGGTCTCAGTGAGTAAACCTTGTAGCTTTTCTTAACTGCTCTTATTATGGCCAATGCCGAATATTTGTGTAGTAATGTTGAAGCTTTGGTTAATTGGGACTTGTAATAGTTCTTGTACTTAGTAGTATTCCAATATTGTTTTGGAAGATTCCCCGAGTTCTCGATCTCGGCCTTTCTTTGACACATTATCTCAGCAATGTAGTTAGCTGGTGTAATGGCTTGTCCTGTATTTAATGACTTATACTCTGTACTCTCTGTCGAGAATAATTGAGGGTTCGTTTCTTTCATCGATTGGTCTTTCGTAACCTTCATATACCCTTAGGAATGGAACCTCGAATTTAGTCACTGACATAGACGTTGCGTAAGTTTTACCAGCAACATATAAGTCTATCGTTTTTGAATTTGTGTCCGCTAATAGACCAATCTTACCTCTAGAGAAGTAAAATCCGGTGTATGAAGCGTCTTTTAGTCTGTCGTACACAGTGTGCTGATAGCCAGCAAACCTGAAAGTAACATTGTCTATCTCCAGATCATTATCATAGATATGGATCTTAGATCTCTTCCAAGCACTGGCTATTTCCTGTCCCGGCCTATCATCGTCTTGGTAAATCTGTTCACCATTAGTCAGATTGATAGTCCAGAAAGGATTACTATCAGCATATACTGCAATAAACGGATCGACCGTTTTACTTATCTTCATGAATCTTCCTGATTGCGTTGGGCGGTCCTAGAATCTTACCCTTCTTACGTCTAGCCGTAATCTTCTGAGACGCAGTCTCAGTCATAACTGTTACGCCTTTTCTTCCAGAAACCGTCTTATTAATCATATGACTAGCTTCTTCGATAGTTCTGGTGTAGTTGTTCTTAGAATGTAGTTCTTCTTCCTTAGGAAGAGTAGCAACATACTTTCTCACAAACTCATATGAACGTCCCAGATCTTTAGCGACCTGTTTCAGTTCATCGTTTCTGTGGTTCTGCATGTATTCTTCTTCAACAACCGTTCTTTTTGCTGCCTTAGACATCTATTAATTCCCTTTCTGCACGTCTCAAAATATTATCTTCTTTGGTTCTTAAGAACCTAGTGTAAAGAGCGAAACAACTTTCTGTAGCTTCTCTCCACGTTGCTCTGTTTGCGTTACGAGCATCTACGCCAATTGGATTGAACAACATACCTCTGTACTCTTTAACAAAGTACGAGACTCCGTCGCTCTTAGCTCCAACACTTCTTTCTTCTTCGTCTTCTTCTACTTCTTTACCCGAGTAGCTGTAAAATTTCATTAATCTTCGTCTCCATTTCTTCTTCGTTCACAAAAATCTGAGTTATTCTTTGAGGATTGCCATTGGGCGTCAATTCAGAAAACTCATTATCAATCTCACATCTATGAATGGTTAAAACAAAAGCTTTAGGATGTTTTGGATTAGGACCAGCGTCCTTGAACTCATCAGAGTTCTGTATATCTTCCATTACATATCTCCAGTCATAATGTACTTCTTCCTAGCGTTGTCTGACATCTTGTTGAGCTTACGATTGAAATCCTTCTTATCCTGAATCTCTCTGTCTCTCTCTAGTTGCCCGCTAAGTATCTTTTCTTTGTTCAATCTGTCGTGTGCGTAACGACCTAGTTTTTTCGTATTTGCTTCTGC